AAAAAGGCCTCTCCCCAGCGGGTGCCGAGGAGAGGCCGAGTAGTTAGGTGGATGGGAAATCCATTAACCGTTGACGAGTGTCAATCCTGGAACCTGACGCACAGCTTCTACGAGCTGAACACCTGGAACACGGCCACGAGTGTCCTTGCGAACATTCATTCCGTATACGGACTGAACACCTACGGCTGATAAGTGTGCCTCATTACCACTATTAGCAAAATCATCATAGTGGAAGATTTGCTCTCCGTAGATAGAACCCTTTGCGAAGTAAAGAGCGTCTTTACCCATTGCTAAGGCATATCCGATAGGAGTACCGACTGAGTTAGCTTGTACGAACAATGCGCCAGCGCTGAAGGAATTGGCATTGTCGCCTTTAACGTTCATAGCGGTATGGTCAAGACCGTCAGCGTTTCCGACAACACGTGTAAGAGCTATGGTGTCAAACGCAACATTAGTAGTAGTGATTTTGGATTGATCATACTCATACAATGCAACCGATCCGTCGGTGTCGATACCAAGGATGTAGTATGTTCCGTTATCATTTGCTCCGATAGGCTGTCCACCACCGCCGGGGATCTCTACGTAAGCTCCACGGAAGTTGGCGAATGTATCACCATCAGTTACAATCCCACCTGCATCTGCTGCATCAACTATTGCTTTGTAGCTGTAGAAGGTAGGCAATAACGGAGATCCTTGACGACCGCGAGCGGTATCGATGATAACATTATGATTAGCAATAATGTTGTTATCCCATTTTGCATAGCTTCCGGAGAAGAGCTTATTGTCTGGGCCGCGAGAGTCAGCTTGTGTAATAGCCTCGAGATAATCGGGGTCAGAACGCAGCGGACGAAGAATTGCATCAGGAGCGAAGAACAAGTAACCAGGAATTTCTTGGTTTTCATCTCCGCCTGTGTTCATAGGCTCGGCACCGTTAGCGATCAATGCTTGTTTAGCTTCTTGGATGATGTCGGTGCTTAATCCGTCAACATAGTTAAGAACTCCGTTAGAGCCGGTTCCGTAATTAGAGATAACGTTGTTACTTCCGGTGTTTTTGATAGCAGCCTGACGAAGAACGAACTGGATTTGATCCTGCTCGGTGCGTGACATCCACTCGGACATAACCTCAGCAGAAAGCTGATCGATGGTTTTTCCGGTGAAACGCATAAGCTTAAGAACTTGAGTCCAAGATACTGCGTGACGAACGAGATCAATCTCAACATTGAATGTGTTAAAGTCGAGAGTATCTGTGCTGTTCTTGAGGATTTGTTCCCCGCGTACGCCTTGTCCACGAATTGGAGCAACAGTAGTGAAAGTCACTTTGTCTGCTCCGCCTGCGGATAAGTCACGTTTTTCAACGATAGGTTTACCGCTGCCTTCTGCTCCCATGAACTTTGCGAATACGTTTTTTTCCCTGGCGTCACGAGTTACGAGCTCGGACCAGAGACGTGCGCGCAAGTCAGAACTTGCGCTTCCGCCAAGAAGATCTGCGTATGAGGTTGTATTTGATATTAGGTCAACGTTTGTACCGGATAATCCGGCGGAAGCGCTGTTTGCTGGTATGCTTTTAATAGCCATTGTAGTAGTATTTTAGATTAGATTATCTGCTACATAACTTTGGCGCCTCCAGGTGATCCTAGTAGTTTGAAGAGATCTTCATTAGACATATTAGGAATAGACTGGAGTAAACCATCGCGAGTAGCAGGAGTGTTTACAGGTTGTGCCGTAGTCCCAGTCGTCAATACCTTCGTTTGAGTTCCCATTTGCGGTGTCTGCGGAGCGGGAGCCTGCGGAGCGGGAGCGGGTGCTTCCGTTGCTGCTGGTGCCTGCTGCTGAGAAATGTTCGCTGCTGCGAACTCATTGGCCAAAAGTTCTGGCCATCTAGGTGAGTCAAAGACTGCGGCGTAATCGGGGTCGTTTTGAGCCTGTGAGACATAATCATCGAACTGCTTGCGGATAACATTATTCTTATCCTGCAGATCGGGATAACGTTCATAAACTCTGTCCCTACTTTCCATCGCTTTGCTACGATGGGTTTGATAAACATGCTGTTCTTGCTCTCGCTGCATTTGCTCTTTACGGAGAGTTAAATTTTGCAGCTGAAGTTCTTGCTTCATGATCTCACGCTGTAATTTCAGCGCTTCGGTCGTTTCAAGTTCTTCAGCAGCTTTTTCAACTTTTCCTTCAAGCTCTAGAATGGCAGCTCTGACATCGTCAGCCTGTTTATCTATACCTTGGAAAGGATCGGGCTCGGACGCCTCGACTTCCTGATTAGGTTGTAAATTTTGCTGAGTTGGTTGTGGCGCTTCCTGACCGTAGATAATTCTTGAGGCATCGGCAAAAGATCCTTGGAATCCTTCTGAGCGATAAAGATCGATGACTTGTTGGTCTAGCTCGTTGCGGGGACGAATCCTTCGCTTACCAAGCTTTTCCTCCTCCTCATCTTCAATCTCTGGTGCTGCAGCTTCTTCCTGCGGCTCTTGGCCTTCAGCCTGCGGCTCTTGGACTTCGGACTCTGGCTCTGGGGCTTGTCCCTCAGGCTGAGCTTCTTCGGTCGTAACCTCTTGATTGACTTCGGTAGTCGGCGTTATACCCAAAGCATTGCGAAGATCGTCCGTGGACGCATTCTCAATGCTAAACTCTGATTCGGTTTGCGGGGATTCAACCTCCGCAGTTTCTGTATCCATAATGCGAAGATATACTTCGCAATACAAAAAAGTAACCGGTTGGGAA